GATGAATACCTTTCGCCTCCGTTCGGGTCGCTAGCCGGAACGGCGCACTCCTCAACCCACGTACGCAGCCAGTGCGTTCAACGCCGCTCTTGAATTGCCCGGCAACCAGTCGACTGGAGGATAAGGCTTAATTCTCCTTCCAAGTGCTGGGTTCGCGCGCATACGATCATCGTCCTCCGCCAGTATTGCGTCAACTCTCATTTCCTGAGCTTGGAAGTAAGCTTGCGTCTTACGTTGCATCTCCTGTCGTTGCAGAGGAGATATCAAATTAGCCAGAAGCCACTGGTTTAAACAAAATTCGGAAGCGGTCAAGAGAGTGAAATACAAGACAGGTACCCCATTTCGCTCCGTAAAACCAGGTCTATTCTGAGCCTGTTGGATCACGGTGGCATTACGTATTGGAGCGACGGCACGTATCGACTGCCTAATGCTAGACAACGCGGCTAGAGCTAAGATAGCGGGATCCACATTCCAATCTGGCGACTTTACTCCGAAATACCCCCGATGTGCAGCTAATATGTTTACTCTCGCTCCATGAAGATTCTCTTCGAGCGTCCACGTCTCCAATCCGGTTCCTCTCTCTTTGGTGGCAAAGTAATATCCACGCAAAGTAGAATTCTGATTAATCACTCCAAGGTATGACAGGATAAACACGGCTATCAAAGCCCGAAGTGATGTGTCGTAATGGTCATCAGCAGCAAAAGGCATGTTTACAGTGGATTGTACTAATCTAAACGAAATCTCTCTCATATCACGACCAATCATACTGGACAACCAAGTAGCGTCCGTTGCGCTTATGAAATTTGGGCCGGTTTCCACCCAGAATATGGGACCATGTAAGCTAGCATTAAGTAATGATAAACGATACGTTTGGGCGTATATCCTATACATAGGGAACCTCTGATTCGCCCATGTCATAGACCTCAACATGTCAAGAAAAACAGCTGGTTGTGGATTTTGTTCAACATAGGCGGGAGCGTTCGGTTTCTGAACCACACTCTCAAGATCCGGACCCGTCCATACGGTATCTCTGAAGTAATGATCTCTCCAATTGTTCGGTGGCCCAACGGCGATATTGATAAACGCTGAATAAATCAGTGACACTTGATACCACGCAGATCCTGGCACCGGCAACAAAGGCGTGGACACTTGCGTTTGTACCGACGGGATAAAACTGGTGAGGTTTTGCATCTGCCATAGCGCATTTGAAGATGTTAGAAGGTTGTACAACTGTTTCTGTGTCAACGGCACTGTTCGATCGTTCCATGGTGTTGTGAAGTACGGATAGACCACACGGGCCATAGCGAAAATAAC